GGCTCTTTTACTGACTGGACATGGTCAGTTTCAAAATCAAGTGGTAGTGGAACTCATCAATATAGTACAATGTTTGGAACATCGCCTTCATGGTCAGTAAGATTTTTTAATGGCAGTGGAGGTACTTTAGGTACAACAAACTCCTCTGCTGGAAATGCCATTGTTATAAGTGCTACTCGTGGCTCTGGTGGAGGCGGCGGTGAATTTGTATGTATTCATGAAGATATGCTAGTTGATACCGCAGTTGGCCCAATGCATATTGATGAAGTAGTAGAAAAAGATCCAAGAGTATGGTCTTATAATCCTCTAAGTAGAGAGAAGGAACTAGTAGAACTTGTAAATGTAGCTATTGTCTATCATGATAACTTATATGCTATCAATGGAGAATACCTACTTACTGAAGATCATATTGTATATGATGGAAACAAAAATCCTAAATCTATAAAACCAGAACTAGCACTTTCTAATTATAATAAACAATCAGAAGAACTCGAACTTGGAGATAAACTAAGTACTTTAAGTGGAGATGTTTATTTAGTTAAGAGTATTGAAAAATATGAAGGAAAACATAAAACCTATACTATTAGCACTGTAAATGACACATTCTATGCAGGTGATATATTAGTAGATTCGGAGATATAAATGGCAAAAAGTTATTATATTGTTGTTACAAGATCCGATGGCACTGAGGTAGGCCTACATTATTTAAGTTTTCATGAGTATGCTGATGGAACAGCCGAAGATACGGCAGAAAGACAAAGATTAACAACTGAAGCTGAAACGCAAATAAATAGTGAGTAAGACATAAAAAAAGGGGCTTAAGCCCCTTTTTGCTATTCGGCCTCTACGACCTCTATGTCTTCTTCCTCTGGAGGATTCTCAACAACTTCTTTTAATTTAGCTGTAAAGCCCTCTGAAGCAACAGTTAGTTGATCTAGTTCCATCTGGAAATTTTGTCTCTTTTGAGCCAAACTATTCAAACAAGCAACATAATATTTTGCTTCTTCATTCAATTCAGAAATCACATATTTTTTATCGTCAAGTATCAACACAGGCTCTTGCTGTTGTTGTACTTCTGGATTATTTTCTGTCGACATATTATTTCTCCTTATACAAAAATATCTTGCCAATTTCCTTGTGTACTACTTTTAGCATACTCTGTAGCACGGTTTTCAAAAAAGTTGGTATGCTCAACCGCATTAACTTGCATATCTATCCAAGGCAATGGATTTTCATCACTATGAAATATCTTTTTCATTCCTAATCCAAGTAATCTTCTATCCGCAATATAACGAATATATTCTTTTACTTCTTTTGCTGTTAGGTCTGGAACTTGTGCCTTTGCAAAACAAACATCAATAAACTTATCTTCAAGTTCTACTGTTCGCTCTGCCGCACAGTATATTTCATATTTTAACTTATCTGTCCATAGTTCTGGATTTTCTGCAATAAAAGTTCTGAAAAGTTTGGATAGACCTTCAACATGAAGAGACTCATCTCTTATTGACCATGTGACAATCTGCCCCATACCTTTCATTAGTCCGTGTCGTGGATAGTTAAGAAGAATAGCAAAACTACTAAATAGTTGTACTCCTTCTGTCATTCCACTATAAACTGCCATAGTTTTTGCCATTTCATGTGGAGTATCCATATTAAAATCTGTTAGATACTCATGCTTTTCTACCATGGCTGCTATGTCCATAAACTCTTTATAGATTTCTTCATCTTTACCAAGAGTTTCGAGAAGTAATGAATATGCTTCTTGGTGTACTGCTTCCATCGCAGCAAAACTCACTAACATCATTCTTACTTCTGGTTGTTTAAATGTTGGTAGATAATGGTGAGCATAGCCTCCACACACATCTACGTCTGCTTGAGTGAAAAACCTAAATATGTTATCTAACAATAGTCTTTCATCTCCTGATAATTTTTCATTATAGTCCCGAATGTCATCTTGGAGTGGTACTTCATCAGGTAACCAATGCATTTGCTGTTGTTTTTTATAATTCTCAAATGCCCATGAATAACTAAAAGGCTTATAATATTCTCTTTCTTTTAATAAACTCATTTATCCCTCACAACTTAAACAATCTGATTGCTCAAAGATTATTTCTCTCTTTGCTTGACTAGATACTTCATCGGCTCTTGAGATAGCCTCTGATCTTAAATAGTAAAGCGTTTTTAAATTTTTCGCCCATGCGAGCATGTGTATATTATGTAAATCTGCTTTATTAACATCTGGTGGGAAGAATAAATTTAAACTTTGAGACTGACAAATATATTGTTGTCTCTCAGATGCGTGTTCTATTATCCACGCCTGATTTATTTCCACTGCTGTCTTAAAAACATCTTTTTCATATTCTGATAAACAGTCTAGATGTTGAACACTTCCTTTGTTTACTACTATACTTCTCCAAGTTTCTTCGTATAAATCAGTGTGCCCTATCTTTTCCATTAGTAATTTATCCAAGTATTTATTTTTTAGTAAGTTAGACCCAGATTTAGTCTTTTGATTAAATGCATTGGCTCTAAACGGTTCAATACTTGGACTTGTGTTTCCACAAAGAATACTAGAAGAAGCGTTAGGGGCAATAGCAAGTAAATGTGCATTTCTTACTGTGCATGTATCATCATCTGGACATGCGCCTCTTTGAACCGCTAATCTTCTAGTCTCTTTATCTGCTTGAGCTTTTATAGATGCAAAGATTTCATCGTTAAGAGCTGATGCAACAGCACTCTCGAATGGAACCATATTTTTCTGAAGGTACGCATGGAAACCCATGGCACCGAGACCAATACTTCTTTCTCTTTTTGCACTATATTTAGCTTTCGCAAGTGGTTTTGGAGCATTATGTATAAATGATTCCAAAACATTGTCAAGAAACCTTATTAAGTCTGGAATAAAAGCTGGAACTTTCTTCCATTCATCATAGTATTCTAAATTTACAGAAGATAGACAACATACAGCTGTTCTTTCGTCATTTGTAGCAAGAGTAATTTCACTACATAAGTTACTTTGATGAACTCTTAATCCTTTCTTTTGTTGAAACTCAGGTAAATTATTATTTACTGCCTCTTCAAACATTACATAAGGTTCTCCTGTTTCCATTCTATTTTGGAGGATTTTGACCCACAATGCCTTAGCTGAAACAGTTTTCTTTACTTCTCCACTATGCGGATCGATTAATTCCCATGAATCATCAAATCCTGGTTCTCTTGTCGCTAGGTGAAGAAGTTCCATAAACCGATCACTAACAATGACGCCGTGATGTAAGTTAAGACATTTTCTATTAGTGTCACCTCCTGTCGGTTTTCTGACATCTAAAAATTCCTCTATCTCGGGGTGGTCTATATTCATGTAAGCAGCATAACTACCCCGTCTAGTTATACCTTGACTAAACGCTAACATTTCAGCGTCCACTACTTTTAGAAATGGAACTACTCCTGTAGATTCTGAGCCTTTTGATGTTTTTGTTCCTGCTGAACGAACATCTCCCCAATATCCACCAATACCTCCACCAAAACTACTTAAAAAGGCATTTTCGGTAAAGTGATCTGTAATTCCTTCTCTACTATCATCTACATAATTTAAAAAACAACTAATTGGTAGTCCTCGTTTTGTACCGCCATTCGATAGAACGGGAGTAGCAAACATAAACCACATTTTACTTGCATAGTCGTAGATTCTTTGTGCATGGTCGTCATCATCAGCAAAAGCTTCTGCAGCACGTGCAAAGGCTTCCTGTGGACTTTCTTCACCAGGCAACATATATCTGTCTCTTAAAGTTATTTTACTAAATTCACTTAGTAACTTATCTCTACTGTAATCTATTTTCATATGTAATTTCCTATTATATCATCTACAACTTGTGTATGCTTTCCTAGTGCTGTTTCTGCGTATGTCTGTAAATCCATCAATTCAGCATTAAGAAGTAATTGTTCTTTATTATCGTTTAATTCTTGAATAAACTTATACCTACTTTGTATAGGACAAGAGTTATATATCTCATATACATCACCGTATTCGTTTATTAACTGAGCTGCTCTCTTTGGTCCAACTCCTTTTATACCAGGTATATTATCTCCTTTATCTCCTGCTAAGCATTTAAATGTTAAATACATTTCAGGGTCAACTTCGTAATGTTCGTCCCAGTTGTGTACTGTTGTTTCTTTTCTCGTTACAGTCGAAAATCTTGAAACATCATCTTGTACTAATAAATCCCAGTCTTTATCGGAAGAGATTAACCAAATTTCATTTATATTAAAATCCTTTCTTTTCTGGACTATATAAGCAGCAATGTCATCTGCTTCTACTCCGCCAAAGCGAAGTGTTGGTATTCCTCTTTCTTGAAAGCTTTTGAGACTTAAGTCAAATTCTTCTAGTATGTCTTGAAATTGTTGTGCTTCTTCCTCGGTTTGATCCTCAAGTTTCTGCCGTCTATTTGCTTTATACTCGGGATATAATTCTTTTCGATAGTAACTACCACCATCTCCAAGCACTACAATTCCACCACAATTATAAGACTTTGCTAATGATTCTACAGTTCGAACGAAATCAAACTGAAAATCTAATTTCTTTGCGTGAACCCATCTCCAAATAATATTAAACCCATCAACTATCAATAAGTTCCCATTCGGAATCGGGCTCCCATGGTCTGTAAACTTTATCGCCATTTGTAAATTCCACCTTTTCTAATTCTAGCCAATCTTCAGCGAGTAGCACATATGCACCCACCCAGTTGACATTCATATATCTTTTGCAAACCTTTGGTTTACGCGTAGTCGCAACAAATATTTTAGACCTATTATATTTGAAGAATAGTAGAGGCTCTTGTTCACCTGCCTGTGCTTGTTTACATATTTTACTCCACCACTTTACAAACTGATTACTTTTACTAGTAAATATCTTGTCGTTGAAGTGTGAATCTTTATAATTCTTTACTTCTATACAAAATATATTGTGTTTGTGTGGAACATATAAATCTCCTTTCAAGTAGTGTAATGCACCAGATGAAGGGATACGTTCAAACTCTAACTGTGTATGTCTTCGAAGCATGTCTCTTACTAGATACTCGCCTCTTGCTCCTTTTGCTCTACTATCCGTCATTCAAATAACTCATGTTTTCTTCTTTTATTACTTCTACCTTAGAGAGCAGTGGGTGTGTCCAACCGTGTGACACCATGAAAGTATTTAAAGTATCTTCTCCCAATAATACTTCTACTACTTTCTCTTTTCCCTGCTCGTCTAAAGCCTGTGTTACCTCATCAAGAAATAATATATTTATTCTTGATTTTGATATACTTGCCATTAACTTTCTGATTGCGATAAGAGTTGCGATATTCACTCTTGCAAGTTCTCCACTTGAAAGCGCTAGTATTTCTACTGGTTTACCGTTATCATCTATTTCTACATTTAACTTATCATTATTAATTACAAACTGTAAGTTAAATCTACCATCAGAAAGTTCAGCTAAATATTTGTTTGCTAATTCTTCTAAATCTTTTACTAGACTCTCAATCTTATATGCTAAGAGTCCATTTGTGCTAAAGGCTTTTTTCAATACTTCTAAATAAGTATTTCTTTCTTCTTCTATAATTACATTATCTGTAACTTCCTCTAGCTGTTTTTCGAAATCCTGTGTTTGTTCTTGTATAATACCTACTCTTGTATTATGTTTATCTACTTTACTATTTTGTTCTATTGCTTGTTCCAGCGCTCCTCTCTCGGCCTGGATTTTTGTTTTGAGTATTGTAATCTTATCTGTTAGATCATCTTCATTTATAAGTTGGCTAGGAAGCGCTTGGTCTATCCTTTGATATGTGTCCTGCCAATGCGCTACTATATTTTCTGCTTCCTCTATTCTTCTGTTATCTTCCAGAATTACATTTAATCTTTCCTGAACTTTAGATATTTCGCCTGATATGTATTCTGCGCTCTCGTTGTGAACTTTATATTGAGACTCTACAAAGGCCATGTCAATTGGTTGTTCACAGGTAGGACACTCAGCGTCTTCAGTATTTTTTAAATTCTCATACTTATCTCGCATACGAACTTCATGTGCAAGTTCAGACTTCCAAGTTGCCAAACTTTCTTTCGGAAGGTCTACATCTTGTTTTTCAAGTCCATCTATAATACTCTGAGACTTCGACAAATCTATTGATTGTAATTGCTCTTTGTAATAATTATTTCTTGAAATTTTTTTGTTATTTTCCGAGATATTTGAAAGTTCTATCATTAAAGAACGTAAAGTTTCTTCATCTTCTTCCGATATTTTTGGCAGATTTATCTTTGGAAGTAGTGTCATATCCATCGATTTGTTGTTCTCTAACCATGAAACTATTTGATCGGATTTTCCAGTTAAGGCTGCTAAAGACTGTGAAGATACTCGTGTTTCTTCTTTGAAGACTTCGAAAAACTCTACATATTGATCAAGGTTCAGTAAGTCTATTAAAAACTTCTTACGGTTTGTATCAGTTGCAGTTAAAAATTGTAAACTTGCGTTCGTATTTTGATACACTAACTGTGTAAAAGTTTTAAAATCTACCTTCAACAAGTTTTCAATAGTTTTGTATGTGTTTGTCGCTGTGTGAGAGGAAATGTCTTTTCCATCTTCATACAACTTACACTTTATATTAGTTTTTCTTTCTACATCAATTTCGTAGTCTTTAGCGTCAACTGAAAAAGTAAGATTAATCTTATACCCTTTGTTCGCATATCTATTTGGAATGTCTGCTTTTTTGACACCCTTACTGTTTTTGTTGAATAATACTTCTTCTAGTATGAGAGGAATAGATGACTTACCGACACCATTTGTTCCTACAAGTTGTGTAAGAGTAGCACTTGTAAGATCAAGCTCTACATTTTCTCCATATGAGAAACAGTTACTCCACTTCAACTTCTTTAGAATAATCATTAAACACTCCTATAATTTTACTAATTTTTGTTTCGTCTAAATTTAATACTTCTGTAAAGTATAATACAAGTTCTTCCTCTATACTCATTTCTTTTTGCAAAGCAAGAGTAGATTCACTTGTCTTTCTAAGTAACTTTTTGTCTAATAACTCTGAATTTTTGATATTAGCAAGGTCAGTTACATCACCTTCTATTTCATAGATTGTATGATCAAACATAGTAGGGATCATTTCGTCTGGGTTTGTTACAGTCTTTCGGTAAAGCTGTGGCAGATTAAATTCATGCCATGTCCAGTTCCAATCATCATCAATTACTAAATAACCTGTTTTGATCTTATTTCTATGAAAAGATGTTGACATTGGACTGCCTGGATATACAATATTTCGTTGAGTATTCTCGTGAGCATGTAAATCTCCAGCAAATACAGTTCTAAATTTGTCAAATCTTTCTAAATCAACCTCTGGTGTCACATGAGGTGGTATCTCTCCCCTCACATGAGTAAATAGATAATCTACATCATCTATATCTTCTATACTATTCTTTCTATGCAAATCAGCATAAGGCAGTATCGCCCAGTCGTGAAGATAAAAAGTTTCCGTAACTACTGTTACTTTGGGGTTGAGTTCTTTTGTTACTCTTTTTAGATTTGTAAAGAAAGTTTTATTCTTTTTTGTTGCCTCATGGTTTCCATCAAAGATTATAGTTTCTACATTTGTATTCTTTACAAAATCAAAGTATAGAGTAAGTTCGTCCATTGAAGGGACTCGGTCAAACAAGTCCCCTCCAATGATATGCAAGGTAATATTATGCTCTTTTACAGCGTCTTCTATTTGCTCAAAAAACATCTCATAACGAGAACATGCCCAAGGCAGAGGAACATTTTTCTGTCCTAATTTTATGTGCCAATCTGCTGTAAATAGAATCATGCTACAAATTCCTCACCAGGATTCCACTCACAACCTGTAAGTCCGCCTGATTTTAGTGCTTGAAGCGTTCTTAATATTTCTTTTGCATTTCTGCCTGTATCGTCTCGATTGACAGATACATGTGCTATATACCCTTGTGGGTCTAGTATAAATGTTGCTCTGTAACAAACTCCTTCTTCTTCGTTTACTACACCACATTCTCTTGCAAGTTTAAGACCGCAGTCTGCTGCAAGAGGGTGCATAACGCCATACAAAGGACTATCAGTTTCACATTTCCATGCCCATTTACAGAACTCATTATCTCCACTAATACCGATCACTTCTTCAGTTTCTTGCATTAGAATATCCATACCTGTTATTTCGGTAGGACAGATAAATGTAAAGTCTTTTGGGTAAAAATAAATAACTGACCAGTCTCTTAGACTCCAGTTATCTACAGTGATAAATTCGTGATCAGCGTCTTTCCAATCTGGATCTTTCTGTAGCATATTGCCACTTACCGCATTGAGTTTAAACTCGGGAAATCTATCTCCAATTCCTAGCATAATCTACTCCTATGATACGTCAAACTCGTCACTAATTGACTCGTCCATATCATCACTTGCTTGAGTAAGTCCTTTTAAGAACTCTAACTGTAACTCAGGTGTAGGTCTAGGTAATATTTCTTCCATTGATTTTAGATTTTCAACAAGTGATAACTCGTCTTCGTTCAATGGTCTTGGCTTACATTTTAGAGCTTGTAATTGATACTCTACATTATAAGCATTAGGCCCTGTTTTCTTTCTTTTGAAGAAAACGTCCCAGCCTGTCTCGTAATCTGTTGGATCTCCTAAGTCTTCCATAGCTACTGTTATTTGTTCAAACAGTTTCTTTTTTAGGTTAAAGATTTTAACCTTGTTATCTCCGTAGTCAATACATTGTATTGCATATGACCAGCCACATTTTATGTCTGGAAAGTATGATTGAACATGATCTTTCTGAGCATTGTTAAATGTTTCTGTGTCTCTATCGAAAGCAAGACATTCCATAGGAACATTCTTACCTCCAGTACCTTTGACCCAATATACATATCTAGGTAATAAATCACCAACTAGTCTTACGTGATGATCTTCTTTTCCTGTATATACATAGGAGTCAAGTTTTTCTTTTTGGGCTTCGCCCTTAGTTTGATTAAATTTTATTGCCATTCTAATTCCTTTAAGTCTGTGATTTCTTCGAATTTAAAATGAATCTTATCATCTTCTATCCAAAGTAATCTATTGTTTTCTATAATACTCTCATCAAGTGGATACATGATGAGATCCAATGTGGTGTCTTTTGTTCTAACATAGTTATTATAATTGCGAAATGAAGCGACACCTGCATATTGCACAATCTCTCTATCGGAATATAAATTCCGTTGTATAAATAATGCTTCTGGATTTAAAAGATAACTACGCCCACCCCATTTTTTAGTCCAAAATTTGAACTTGGGGTCGTAGTAATTTGAGGGCGGTATTCTGTGAGTTAAAATGTCAAGAATAACCATGACATCTTTTACACTACCGTTTGTTTCATTTAGAATCTTTTTCCAATTATACAATATCATATATTATAACAAAATTTTGACTTCTTGTCAAGCATTATTTTTCCGACCTACTGCGTTACAAAATCTATAAAATTCGTATCTCATAACCCTGTTTCATATAAAATCCATATCGAGCCTTCGCCTGCTTTGCAGCAGTCTTACCTCGTAGATGTATATCAACTACAATAGGCTGTTTTTTACCTTCTTGTTTACGAACAATTCTACCGATTAACTGAGTGAGTAAAGGGTCGTTGTTTATAGGGGTTGCTAAGACCAAACAACTCAAAGCATTTAATGATATTCCTTCTGAGAATATTGCTTGTGTACCGTAAAGAATATCTTTAGAAGTTTTTACACTCTCTAATAGACTTTCTCTTTCTTCTTGATCTAGCTCTCCTGTAATACATACGGCAGAATCACCACTTAGTCGCGCACAAGTCTTTAGCAAGGAAACTCGATCACTAACTACCAGAACTTTATGTCCACGCGTTGCATAAGCTGAAGCTATCATTGCCACACTATGCAAATATTCCTCTTGTGAAACTAAGTGATTTATTCTGTTCGCCCAAGGAATACGATTTCCATCAAGGAATCGCACCTCAGATTTAATAATATCAATTACAGGTGTCATAAAGTTCTCTTTTGGAGGTTTTATGACATGGTTACCAAAATAGTCTCGAAAGACTACATGTTTACCATCTTTTCTTTCTAGTGTTCCTGTAAGTCCTATTTTATATCGACTATGCATTTTGTCGATAATTCTACTAAAAGTCGGACTTGATATGTGATGCATTTCATCTAATATCACTGTCCCGAACTCTTTTTGTATCTCTTTTATTTTACGGTAAAGACTTTGTATGTTTCCAATCACTATCGGACTATCTGTTTCAAACTTTCCACTTCCAATAATTCCAGGCGTAAATCCAAAGACTTTCTCTACCTCTTTTGCCCACTGGTTTCTTAATGCAATTGTGTGGACAACTACTAATGTTTTTTGTTTTAGTTTTGATGCGAGTGCTAAACCTGTAAATGTCTTTCCCCAGCTGACCCATGCGTTTATTATTGCACAGTCTTCTACTTCATCATAGACCTTTTGTTGCGATTCCCGTAAAGTGAACGCAAACTCAGGAAAGTCGATTGGTTTTGTTACTCGTTTATCTACTATTTCATACTCTTGTGGTATTAAATCCATTCTACCACTTGGCACAGAAATCAACCCACCTGCTATAAGTGCCATGTTTTTTATAATGAAAGGCGGATCTAGAGGATTTCTAGGCGGAATAGGATATGTAAGCTCTCTATCAATATTCTCACGAACATTGGCAGGAACTTTCATAAATATTCTGTTACCTATTACAGCTTTGTCCATTCTATGATTGTGTCTTTTTGTATATCTTCCCATTTCTCAAACGTACAGTTATACATTAATATTTTATCACTATCATCTCTTTGATTCATTACAAAGTGATTCGGTATGTGTGTTGGATCTAAGGTTGCTTCTATTTCTCTTTCTCCACCACTTTTTAGGCTTCGAAACTTTACTAAGCAAAGTCCGTCTTTTAAATCGTCTATTAAATTTTTCGCCATGTGTCTTTTTTCCTTTCTGTGCTGAACTCCCACAATTCCCATGGAAGTCCATTTCTATATATTATTCCTGCCCAAGTTTCTTCTAACTTCGGCGGTCTTTTACAAACAAAGGGAAAAGGTATATCTATTCCGTCACTCTTTAAACACCAAACTAACGCTGCGTTACCTTTGCCCTCTAATTTACCTATTTTATGATACTTGATGGGAGCGGTTTTAGTTTTTTCAAGTTGAAAAAATCTTCCATCACTATCTATATAATTTTTCCCACGATGTCGTATTAGGTCTGGGATCGTATCAATCATATACCGTAGTGGGTATATACTTTTCATTGGTGACTGTAGTCTACGAATGGCAAGATTATTGCCACTCATATTTTTGTCATCAAGTATTTGCCCATCTGCTATAAGTAATCCATCAATAAGATCAACATCATCTGTACTTACTACATATATAGGAAACTTAATATTATCATATATCATTTGCCTAATCCTAAACTTATTATGTAAAATGTACTAAACATAAACACTAGTGCGCCTAATTGAACTAATGCCATAATAAATACTAGAGGTAATTGTACCTCACCCCACCAATTTAATTCTTTCTCTTGCCACTCGTCCCATTCTTCGGCAGTGGCTTCTCTTGGTTTACTTAAATTAAGTTCTAACTGTTGCTCAACTCCACTATGAACTTTAGGCTCTTCAACTACAGTTGTTGTCTTCCATCGTTTCCATACTGGATCATACTCACGAACTTTTTTCATTCCATTGTCTCCTCTATAAATTTACCAAGTGTTTCAATGTCTTGATCACTTAGCATACCTGCTTGAGCCCACATTGTAGAACTCATGTTACCTATGG